ACTGCTCGTGGTACATATGGGCGTTCGTTTGTGGGAGTTGATGATCGAATGTCGATTGGTTCTTCATATTATACTACAAAGTCACCAACAGATGGTTTAATCGTACAGGGCAACGTCGGCATCGGGAAGACCAACCCAGGGACAGCCCTAGATGTTGTGGGAGCCATCGCCACTACGGGTGGTGTAGATAAAGTGTTATTAACCGAAGATGCCACGAACACAAGCCGGCGGGTATTATTCTCAACCGGCTCAACAGGTGCCCAATCAGTGAAAACAGATGGAGGTTTGGTGTATAACCCAGCTACTAATATTTTAACAACGACTGTCACTAGTGCGCAAACTGCGAACCGGGCGACCTATGCGACCAATGCAGGGGGTGCGCAAACTGCGAGCTATGCGACCAATGCAGGGGCTGCGCAAACTGCGGGTCATGCGACCAATGCGGGGGGTGCGCAAACTGCGACCGCGTTATATACGGGTTCTGTGGATACCACTAACGCCAATTACTACATTCCATTTAGGTCCGGACATACTAATGGCAATGCAAATTTTTCCACTGATCAAAACCTGTACTATAACCCAGCTAATAATATTTTAACAACGACTGTCTCTAGTGCGCAAGGTGCGAACCGGGCGAGCTATGCGACCAATGCAGGGAATGCGCAAACTGCGAACCGGGCGACCTATGCGACCAATGCAGGGGGTGCGCAAACTGCGAACCGGGCGACCTTTGCGAACGCCGCGACCAATGCGAACGCCGCGACCAATGCGGGTCATGCGACCAATGCGGGGGGTGCGCACGCTACAAATGGTGGCTATATAAACGGAGGTAATCATAATGCCAATGGGTTATATCAACTGAGACAGGGTGGTTACGATCATTACATTCATTCATCGGTGAACACCCTGTACATCAAGGGCCACGGTGATGTTTCTGAGTATGGTGAAGTACAGGTTATTTGTGGTGTGGGTCGTGGTACTTCCTACAATGCATGCGACTTTCTTAATCATTATGGTGGTGCGGGTGTGCGAGTAAATGGACAGTGTAGGGCGAGTTCATTTGCTCATAATTCCGACGATCGTATTAAGTATAACGAAACACCTTTAACGAATTGTCTATCTATAATAAGTGCTCTGAGGCCACAAAAATATGAAAAATTAACGACAACAAAAGAGTATGGAACATGGATACCAACGAACGAAGAATGGGAGACGACTGATAGAGCAAATAAATTATGGACACCAGAAGTGGGGTTTATAGCTCAGGAAGTGAAACATATTCCAGAGTTGGCATTTGCTATAATAGGTGAGGAAATGGTGGATAAAGTCAAATCCATTTCAGAGTCTGTGTATCATTCATTAAGTTCAAACTTACAGAGTGAATACACCGTTCAATATAGTTATAAATTCGAGAGTATTATAACTAACGCACAGTATAAAGAACTTGATACCGATGCTAAAGATGAGTATGACCTAAATGAAATTGAATCGTACATCTCAAATGGTGTTACAATAACTCCAGAAGAATATAATGAACTATCCGGTGAGGGACGTGATTCTTACGAGGCACTCTATAATTATAATCACTATGAGCGATTTAGTGAGGATGAATACATGGCACTCAGTGTCGAAGAGCGTGCTAGTCATGAGAAATATATAAGCGCATACACGAAAATTATTCCCACCCAAACACCACTCTCAATAGATTACAATTCTATATTTACAACAACCGTCGGTGCAGTTCAGGAATTAAACGAAAAAGTTAAAAATCTTGAATTGCGTGTAGCGACACTTGAAGGTAATTAACGTGATGATCGACGATACATTTTATAAGCTACCGTTACACGTAAAATATTAGATCGCCTTGACGGTCCTAAACCCCGATGTAACATATCGGATTTAAAAAAAATACCCTTATTTTTTATCGGTTCGATTGAAATAATACGACTATTGGTTTTAAATTCTGTATGTCCTTGGATAGCTTCGACATTATTATGATTTATATCACTTAAATATAACATAAATGTATAATGACCATCTTCGATAGAATCTGTGTGGTAGCTTCCATCCAATCCACATGTTTGTCCATTTGCGTATACACGTTCAAGTTCTAAGTCCTCCATACTCACGGATTCTTTAATTTTTTTGAAAATAGTTTCAGAGAAATGGGGCACTTCATTTAGATTCATGTGCCAGAATTTTGTATCATCATCCTTTTCTGTATTGCTTATACCACCATAACTCCAATGATTGTTATCGATTATTTTTATTGCATCATTCAATTCAGTTTCTGTCATGAAATCATTATAGACTTTAATAGAAGGCATACATTTCACATGCATAAACTCTTTAATATATTTAAAGTATTTGATTTAATATAACATAATGACATTCTGTATATTTCCAGCTCCATTTGTTTATTGGAAACAAATAGAGGAGCATGAAACTATAAAGAATAAACTATTACCTAAAATACATAGTTTAAAGGAGCATATCAAGTCTAATACCCCCTTTGGAGCGTGTAAATTTAAGACGAGTCACGGTTTGGGTAAAATTAACGACTTTATAAATGATAAATTCATTCACGATGAGTTGATATGGAAACCATTAGGTGTAATGTTAGAAGGGGTATCCAAAAACAATGGTATAAAATTGTTGAAAATGGAGGAGTTCATGTTGAATGGTGGGTGGTTTAATATATATGACAAAGGTGAATTTCAGGAAGTACATGATCATAGAAATTATCCAATTCATCATAATGGTAAAAAATTTTTTCCTTGTTTTTCTGTCGTCTATATATTGAATAATCCAGGTAAAAGTAACGATACGGTATATAAAATGAACAGGTTACCATTTTGTCCGGATCTTTATGAGCATACACTCGATACTTCAGAAGTTGAAAGTATAAAAGAGGGAACAGTCATCATAACATCTTCACAGATGCCACACTTTGTGAAACCAGCGAAAGAATCAGGTAGAGTCACCTTGGCGTATAATATATTCGCCGCTTATCAGGAACAAAAATAAACTCTCACTATAATATAAATGTCTGGTGGTATTGCCCAACTCGTCGCCGTCGGAGCCCAGGATGTGCACCTCGTTGGTGACCCCCAAGTCAGCTTTTTCAGGTCGACCTACAAGCGTCACACAAACTTTTCCCAAACTGTCGAGCGTCAGGTCATCCAAGGCAACGTCTCGAACAACGGCATGTCCACCATCCGCTTCGAGCGTAAGGGGGATCTCCTCAACTATGTCTACCTCATGCCCATCGCGGGTGATGGTCTCTCGGCCAACACCTTCACCGATAACTGGACCGATGTGATCTCCAAGGTCGAACTCCTAATTGGGGGTCAGGTGATTGATGAACAGGATTCGACCTACTCGACCCTCATCGCCCCCACCCTTTCGGCGTTCTCTTCCGCCAAGTCGACGTCGGCCAGCCTCTATGATGGCACCAGCGCTTCTAAGTTCTACCCTCTCCGATTCTCCTTCTGTGAGAACTGGCAGTCGGCCCTCCCTCTCATCTCTCTCCAGTACCACGATGTCGAGCTTCGTATCACCTGGGGTGTCGAGGCTGCCTCGAGCAAGTGGGAGGTGTACGCGAACTATGCCTACCTCGACACCCAAGAGCGTGAGGTGTTCGCTTCCCAGCCCCAGAACATGATCATGACCCAGGTCCAGAAGGCGATCTCCTCCAACTCCAAGATCCAGGAGCTGAACTTTAACCACCCAGTCAAGTACCTCGCCGCTGGTGATGCTTCGGCGGTCACGATGGTCAGTACAGCGACCAACAAGCTGAAGCTCCAAATCAATGGTACTGATGTGGCCGACTACAAGTTTGCCGATCCTAACTACACCACTGTGCCTCTCTACTACCACACTTCCCACGGCACCGCCACCCCTGGCACCAAGCTCTTCTTTTACCCTTTCTGCCTCGATGCTGGTAAGCTCCAACCCACCGGTTCGTTGAACTTCTCGCGCCTCGATTCCGCGCGCATCATCAACGACACTGCCAACTGTGATAAGGATATCTACGCGGTGAACTACAACGTCCTCCGTATTGAGAATGGTATGGGTGGTCTTTTATATTCTAACTAATTAGTAAACAATGATTTGGAAGGTTATATTCCTTCTCGCCATCGTTTTTGTATTGACGTACAATCCCAAATCCAGGACACTCGAAAAGTTTGTTGGTCAGCCCACACCACCAACAGAAAAGTCCTGTGAAAACACGCATTACGAAGCCGTTCAATTTGCTCAGACACCATATGAGTGTCCCACCCCAGGTAAATCTAAAATGGGTGTACTTACTTAAAAGGTAAAGTCGACTATAACCTACAAATGATTCAGATGAACCGTGAAAATATCATGATGCTTGCGACAGCTGTATGTCTTCTCGGTCTCATTTTCCTGTTCAAGGAACTCAATAAGACGAAGGAGGAAATGACCGGGTTCAGGACATTTTCAGAGCAGCTCGTTCAGCACATGAACACACCCATCCTCGAGGAAGAGGAGGAAGCACTCGAGACTGAACCTGCACAAAAAATCGAAGAAAAAAAGGAGGAATAAACATATCATCATATATTAACTTGCGAATGCGCAATGAAAAAGTACAAAGCAATTGCAGTACCAGTTAGTTTCGCCTCGGGGAAACCTATATTTCTCACAGTGAGAGACCGTCGATTTAAGGATTGGATATTCGTCACTGGTGGGTGTAGACGACGTGAAATATTCAATCCACTTCGGTGTGCTCTCAGGGAACTCGAGGAGGAGACGAGGGGTGTAGTATCTTTAAAAAGTGGTGAATATACAGAATTTAAGTTTGTGGTCAAAGAGAGTCCAGGGGTGGATCTCGAATATAATGTCTTTATATTCTTTGTGGATTATTCACTCGCAGAGCAACAATCCCAGGTGAAGAAGTTTTATGATGAGAAGCAGAAGACAAATCTAAAAAAGTTGTTGAATCAACCCATTAAAAAAACATACGATGAAAATGATTATATGAATTATGAAACCCTAGAGGAATTCAATACACGTAAGAGATGGAAACTTATCGTGGATAACGTGATTAAGAATCCTCAATTTTATGCGTGTATAAGTTCTCACAATAGAAAAACCTTCTCTATTAAATAATGAAGTCCAAGGCTTACATTGTAATGCAGATTGGAGAACTATTGGAAAAGAATCGTGGTCTCTGTGAGGAGGAAATTGAGGAGTGGAAAGAAAATAACAAAGATATGACAGTTTATGAACTGCTCACCTTTAAGAAACAATTGTCCCAAGGAAAAGAGTTTTCAGATGTTTCTTGTATGAGGTGGTTTAGAGAATAAGCGTGTACTCCAAGTATGTTTAAGGCTTGGTGTGCATCTCAAAAATTTAATAATGCAACCAATCTATCACATGTGCTCATGGACGGTGGTGTCCTTTCTGTGCCATTTGATAAATTGAACGATTTTTATGATCAGTATATAGATGCTGTAAAGCGTGGTGAAAAGCTCTACGTTGTCGAGCAGAAGAGTGAGAGGTACAACTTTTTCGTGGACATTGACTACAAAGATGAAAAACCCCTTGAAGTCGATGAAATTAGGAGTATTTGTAAAGTGATTTGTGACAAAGTAAAACGACACGGTGGAAAAGAGTGTCTCATTTCGATCTCACCACCCAAAGAATCTGGTACACTCATAAAAACTGGTGTACATCTGAATTGGCCAGGTTTTGTAGTTGACCAGATATCAGCCTTAGCCCTCAGAGATCATATCCTATTGGCTCTCTCCACCTTGAATAGTGGTACAGATTGGAATGAAATTATAGATTTAGCTGTCTATGGAAGCGCTAGTCGAAAAACAAAAGGAAGTGGTTTTAGAATGCCATGGTCGTACAAGAGAGCGAAACATAATCCTTGTGGTGGTCAGGGTTGTGAGAATTGTGAAAAGGGGCGGGTGGACCAATTAGCATATCTTCCAATATTTCGATATGTCGATGGCCCCCTCAGTACAATTATTCAAATCGACCAAAATCCGAGTGTAGAAGTTCTCAAAATGTCAGCGGTTCGCACAGATGAACCCCAAACGACGCACGTGGAACCTCCCTCAATTGTAGTGAAAGAAGGTGCATTCACGAAAGAACAAACGAAAGATGAACTCCACGATCAGGAAACGAAAGGGCTCATACAAGACTACATTCGGAGACACCTAGAAGGGCAGGAGACCTCCTATATTACCAAACTCTTCAAACATAGACAAACCTTCCTCGTTTCGTCAAACTCGAAATATTGTGAAAACTTGAAGCGAGAACATGGGTCTAATCATATATGGTTTATCATCAGTGGAAATGAAATTATCCAGAAGTGTTTCTGTAGATGCGAGACACTTTGGGGTCGTCGAGATGGATTCTGCAAAGACTTTTGTGGGCGTAGACATTTGCTGACACCAAACATTACAGATAAATTGTATCCCAAGAAAGAGCAACTAAAGTATTGTCCAGAAATTAAGAAACGTGTAGAGAAGCCCCTCATAGAATATGGTGGAATCAAGAAACCGTTGGAGACGTTCATAACAAAGAATATGAAAGCACCAGAAGGAACTCACGTGGTTAAAATCGAAAAAACAGGAAAAAGTAAGCCATACTTCATAGCTCTCACGACGTCTAATTATTGTGAAACGATTCGGGGTGTACACGATGATGTTTCGATGTCGTATATCATCAGGGGGAAGGAGATTACACAAAAATGTCCAAAATGTAAACGAAGTGCCCCAAGAATACACGTATTAAATGCTGATATTGTAAAGGTACTTAAACAGTAATTTCTCTATATACCCATATGTTTACACGATCTGGGCGTAAGATAAAGAAACCTGCTACGTTTCAACCCACTGAAACAGACCTAGTAGATGACTACACCGTTGATGATCACGATACAGACTTTGATTCAGAGCTTGACACAGAAGATGAGGTAGATTTTACTTCAGATGAAGACGACGACGAAGAAGAGATGGATGAAAATGGTAATCTCAAAGACTTCGTCGTAGATGATGAAAGTGAGTCAGAAGATGCTTAAAAAAACAATGAACTATAATAGAAAATGGAAACTGACATCGGAAATCCGATTGATTATGATCCATCTGTTGATCCTTTAAATAATGAAAAGATGGATGACACTAATCAGGAAGAACAACACTATTATAATGATTATTCCATGCAAGTTCCACAAGCATTCCCTCCTATGACCCCTCCTCCCCCACAATCAGAAAAAAATGACTTCTTCTCTACCGTCGACAAGTCAACATGGATTATAGCATTTGCAGTATTCCTCTTAGGCTTTTTTATGGGGAAAACCATGCAACCAGTGATCCTCAGGTACACTTGAGTACGCAACGAACGTCCCTATATCACCATAGATAGGTTTAATACCACCCGATGCATCTCGTTTTATAAGCTGTGATGGGTATGTTGGAATAATAAACGCATCATTTGTATCTTCAACGAACCCAGCAGTCGTCGAAGCTTCTGGCTCTGAAACTGTTTTGTTTTTTAAATTATATTTTGGTTTAAAAAACAAAATAAAGAAAGCTCCTACCAAAACAATGGTCAAGAGTATTTCTAACATTTCGTTTACTGTATGTGAACATTTTTATCTAAAAACAATGATATATTGTTATTTTTAGACAAAGGGGGTAGTGTTTTTTTTAGAATTATGCAGATGAAACTTCAGGTTCGTCACTTTCTTTGATCTCCTCCATCTTTCCATCTGTCGACGCTTCAGCATCGGCTTCGCGTTTCTTTTGTCGCACTTCAACCTCGGCAGCGACGATCGCATCAGCTTCCTTAACGAGTTCTTCCATTGGAGCATCAGGTTTTTCCTTCTGGAGACGTTCGAGTACCTCTGCGGGATGGGGAATAGGTGCCTCATCGGGTTTGGTGTAAAACCGTGAGTTTTCATCACCAGGTGTAAATCCAGTCTTCGTATCCATCATTCCCTGCTTACGCTCCTGGAACATACGAGCAGCCTGTGCCTGATTATCACGGTAACCGACCATGATCTCCTCAAGCTTATCGTTCGTGTAATGAACATCCTCAATCTTGGCAGAATCTGGAGGAATGAGAAGCCATTTGTACATATCTACGACATAGATGTCGAAAGTGGGATCCTCCCTTTGAAGACGCTTCGCGTGGTTCGCCGCCTCATCACGGGTCCCGAACGCACCACGAAGCTTGATGCCTAACTTATCAGTCTTCTGAGGTGAATCTGGGCCGACGATGGAGATACACGCAAAAACCTGCCCAGGGACGGTGGTGTAGTCTTGTTCAAGAGACATTATATCTATCTATGTAGTTAAAACTTTAAGC